GCAGCGTCAGATGTGTATAAGAGACAGCACCCACACCGTCCCTGGTCAGCACGTCTCCAGATTCGCTGATCTCGAAGACCCGCTCGCCCAGGAGGAGAGCGTCGTCCATGGCGGTCGCCAGCACCTTTGATTCGGTGGCGGCCTTGCGTACGGCCTCGGAGATCACGCGCCTGCGATCGCTTTCGGCGTAGGTCGTATTTTCTTCGGTGAGAGTGCCGTTGCTGGTGCGCAACTCCTCCAGCTCCCGGTTGAGGGGAGCCACCGCCGTGGCGACGCGAGCGTTGGCGATTTCGTCCAGCTTCTCGGCGTCCACCTTGCCGTCTTCGTCGACGGCGTCGGCCTTCAACTTCAGTTCGTCGTAGGAGTCCAGCTTCTCCTTGGCGTCGGTCGGGTCGAGACCCTCCCAGGGCTTCAGCTTTTCCTTGGTCGCCTTGTGCTCGTCCCGCTCCTTGGTGAGAGAGGCCTTGAGCGCGTCGACGTCGGTCTGGGTCTTGAGGCCGACGATGCCGACGCATTCCCACCTACCTTCGCGCTCGGCGTAGAGGTCACGGTGCGGTTCCGCGACTCCTTCCTCGAATTTTTCCTTGTTCTCGTAAACTGCTTGAAGCTCAGCCATGCTGATATGCTCCTCTGTTGTGTTTCTCCATGAGATATCTCATGAAGTCACTATCATTATCCACCCATGTGGATAAAAGTCAAATGAGAGATCAAGGATATACACCACCCCGATTTAATCCCCGTTCCATAGGGTACTCTCATCTGTTGGTGGCAGGAGTGGGATTCGAACCCACGGCCTCCAGGTTATGAACCTGACGAGCTACCGGACTGCTCTATCCTGCGTTAGTTCTAACTCACGAATGCGATAGCCTGCTCCCAGAACTTCTCGATATTGAAGACGGGACGCCTCGCCCGGTTTCCGGGGAACGTCAGGTGCTCGACAACCACCTCCTCGAGGGCCTCGGCGAGGGTGTCGACGGTGCGGACCAGCTTGTGAATGCCGGTGCCGGCGTCGGCGATCGCAACGGCCGTGCCGGCCTCGGCGGCGGCCTTGCTGGTTGCAACTGAGAAGGTGTCGTCGGTCAGCTTGATGATGAAGTAGTCCGTGCCGGAGACGCCGCCGGCCAGGGTCGCGCCGCTCGCGACGATGGTGGAGTCTACCGAGCTGATGGTGATGGCGTTGCCTAGGACGGCGTCCAGGGTCCTGGCCGAGACCGTGAGGACGGCGGCGACCCCGAGCGCGCCCATGGAGGTCACCTCGGCCTCGACCGTCGGGTTGGGGGCCGTGGGAGCTGCGTACGTGGACGCCCCGGCGTTCTGCCTCTGGGTGACGGCCTGCGCGAGGTTGGCCATCGTCTCCGCGTCGGCCAGCCCCAGGTCCACGTCGCCGTCTGCCGACGGCGCGGCGAGGACTGTATAGGTCTTGCCGGCTATGACGGCCACGTCGGTCGCGATGACTGCGGTACCCGTTAGCGTGCCACCGGAGGGAATCGCTGCGACGAGGCCCGCCGGGGCGTCGGCGTTGGTGGTCATGACCTTGAAGGGGCCGGCACCGCTCTCGAGGCCGTGGGCCGTGGCGGTCAGGATGTTGCCGGACGAGCGAACGAAGGTCTTCTCGCCGGAGAGGCGGATCTTGTCACCACCCAGGGCGGCGATGAAGGCTGACTTGGTGGTCATGTCTGGCTGTCCCAATGAGATGCACTTGATTGTCCATCATGTATAGCTCATTGGTGCCCGGACGACAAGCCCTTGATTGGGTAGTGTCTCAGTCTGATCTATATGAGTGATCTACATGAGGAGCGGCTTCCAGGCGTTTGCAGTGATCGGAAATCATCTCGCCTAGTACTGGCAGGCTAACCCCCCATTTCCGCGCCAGCCAGTCGAACGTCATTCCACGTTCGTGAATTTCAAAGCACAGGATTTCACCGAAGCTGTTGCCACACCCCGTCGGGTGTCCTGCGTATTGTTCGACTATCAAACGCCGTAGGCGCTCCATATACGGTTCTTCGATGTCGATGTCAATCTCCTTCATTTTTTAAACTGAGACACTACCCTGGGTTGAATATTGGTGAGAGACCTCAGGTGTCCTGCGGGTAGGACGGCTTGAACGGTTTCTCCGGCCGGTCGCGGGGTGACTTCGGCCGTAGGATTGGAGCGGTGTCCGATTCGTCTTCGCCGGCCTCGACCCCGAGAAACCCCCTGCCGCAACCGAACACAACGATCTCCACCACATTGCCTGGCGGCCAGGTCCCACTCCGGAGGAAACTACTATAGACAGACGGTCCGGCGGCCTGGCACTCTGCTCTGGTCTCAAACATGTTCAGCGCAGTTATGGACTTGCACTCCTGCAGCGCGAACGCGCATACCACCATCAATACTTCAAACATGCTATAGAAACTCCTCAGGGTCTAGTCCGGTGTCTACGAACGCCTTCCTCTGTGTTCGGGCCAGCTGACTCAACGGTATCTCGTCACCGGCTCGGTTTACGAACTTATCGAGCTTGAGATTGCCCTTCCGAAACAGCCGCGCCTTGGTTCTGCCGAGGACGTCCTGCTGAAAACCGAGGGACTGACGTTTGAGCCACTCTCCATAAGACACCTTAGCAGGGACTCGTCCAGTAAGCTCGCGAATTCTTCCTGTCTTGAAGTCGTCAAACTTACCCTTGAAGCCTCGGGGAAGTCTGGCTCGACTAGACGGCGGTGTGATACCCTCACGGCGTCCAAACTCACGCAGCAGCTGTCGTTCCGTGAAGGCTCGCGCCGGCCGCCGCCCGATGACTTCGCCGTTGATGATCGCCACACGAAGACTTCTACATTGAAAGTGGAGCGGGGGAATTTCGCCCTCTCCGATAGGAAACTTCTTGCCGTCGAGGGACTGGCAGATGGGAGTTGTTCTGCTGTCAAGAGTGGCCACGTAAAGTTCTTCGGTAAACACGTCGGCGTTGGCACGATAGAATTCCCTCTTGGCCTGATTGCTGATGGCGGTGACGGCCGTGCGGGTGATGCCGGCCGCCGCGCGCCTGGTGATCTCCGTGGTGCCGTCCCTGCCTCGGAGTCTGGCCGTCCCCACGACGCGCCGAGCGATGGCCTGGCTGCTCTCGCCCTGCACCATGCCGATGCGTATCTGGTCCTCGATGCGACGCAGGTCGGAGCTCTGAATGTTGTTGGCCCACTGCCTGAGCGTCTTGCCCTGGAACGGTCGCGTGGTGACGATCGATTCCAGGAGGGCCGTGCCGGGCAGGGTGGTCTCCAGGATCACCGGCACGACGGTCTTCAGCGAGCCGTCCACGATCTTGGGTTCCGTGCGGGCCAGGTCGCGCAGCTCGCGCACCCACACCTCACGCACCTGTTTCCAGGACTTCAGTCTGGTGGCGCGTATGGAGCGCAGCAGGGTCTGGAGCCGGAGCACGTCGGCGGGCGTTTCGAGCCCCTTATGGCTGGCGAGCCTACCCCGGATCTTCTCGGCCATGTCCAGCTCGGTGGCGTCCAGCAGCGCGAAGATCTCCTTCCGCACGCTGGCGCTTAGTCGAAGCAGCCCTATCTGGTGGCGCACCAGGGCGTCGAAGAACCGCTCGTTGACGGTCTCTGTACCTCCCGGCAGCTGCTTGGACGGGTCTATGGCCATGGTCTAGGTGGGATCCCACCATTCCGCCTTCTGCAGCGCAACGGGAGCCTGGGTTATGGTGAACCCGTAGTCGTGGCAGACGATCTGCCTGCCGATCAGGCCGTAGTTAGACCGCTTCATGTCGGTGAGAAACTTCGGCATCTTATCGGGGTACCTTCCCTCCGGGACGGGCTGGGTCCGCTTCTGCAGAAGGATGGCACCGCACGGCGAGATGTCCACGCACGGTGCCAGCCATTTGAACACATCCTTTTCGTGGTTCCACTGGCTCCAGAACTCCCACTCCATGGCGTTCTGAAAACTTTGGGAGATCGTCTCTATCTTGACCACCAGGTCGGGCCGGACGGCGCACTCGTAGACCACCCGAGCCGTGCCGCTGCCGAGCTTCCTCCCGCAGAACAGCGAAAAGAAGTCTCGGCTTATGGTGCTGTCGAAGTAGGTGAGGACGCGGTCATACATGGTTAGAGGCTACGCCGATTGTCCATCAGGGTCGTCTCGATGCGCCAATTGCCGTGCACGATCATGGTCTCGGTGGTGTACCGCACCTCGCCGTCAACGCGCTTGTTCACATAGACCACCGCCCATCCAGAGTCGTCACCGGGAGCATAGATCTCCTTGATAAAGGACTGGCCGATCTGGTTGCTCCCAGCCGGCTCATAGAGCTCGTCGTCGAGGAAGAACTTCCAATCCAACGCGAGCCGGTTGGTCGGCAGTGAGGGAAGGTGGCTGCAGGCGTACTTGCCCTCGTCAGCGAGCCGGGTCAGCGTAACGACGTCCGTCAGGCCGGGGATGGCCAGACTGGGCATCGGCAAGGTGACGACGGCGGCTGTCGCCGCCGCGCCAGTTAGCACTTGTCTTCGGGTTGCCTTCACAAGGTGTCTCCTCTACTCATCTATCAATATATCCCAGAACCGAGTCTCATTGCCGATACGATTGTAGACACGATAGCCCGGCATGGTCAGACTGCCAATCACGACCTCGAGCCGGTCCGCCAGCTGTGAGACAGTCAGCCCGTTCGTACCCACAGGCCCGTCCGGTCCGCCCATGGCGGCGATGAAGGTGGCCTTGTCCGACACGAGCAGCAGCATCAGCAACAGGGCGTCGCGCGCTCCGAATACACCGGGACCGCGCGCCAGCCATATCGCCTGGGCTCTAGACCGCGTCGAGAAAGGTGTTGAGAGCGGTCAGCTCTGTCTGCACCTGCGAGCTGAGAGTTAGAATGTCGTTGAGAGCGGCCACTATGGCCGTCAGCTTGGCTAGAAGTGTCATCTATTTCTATTGCTCCTCAGCATCATCGTCGTCTTCTACCGGACCGTCCCCGTCCGTGCCCTCGTCGTCGTCCTCCAGCACCTTCTCCTTCTCCAGCTCGGCCAGCTCCTCCTCGAATTCCAAATCCGTGAGATCATGATCACGCATCCGATCGTGGATGGTCCGCTTGCTGATCGGCGCGCCCAGAGCCCTGGCCGTCATCCACTCCACCAGCGTCTTGCTGGACAACTCGTTGTCGGCGAAGTCCTTGTTGGGCTCCACGATCACCTTTTCCGGATCCTCGCCCATCCACACGGCGGCCATCTGCAGAGACTGCTTCAGGCCGAAGGCACCCACGTCCACTATCTGGTTGAGACTGGCCGTCCTGGCCGAGACGCGGATCTTCAGGCTGTCCTCCGACTCGCGCGCTCTTGAAACGCTGTCCAGCAGCTGCCCGCCCTTCTGGTTGGCTTCATCCTTGTCGTTGGTGACCGCCTGACGCATCTCTGGCAGGCCACGCGAATCAACACCGATGAACTTGGCGTCCCCGCCGTTAGGCACCATGATGGAGGCGTTGGCACCTACGCGGTACTCCTCGTCCTCCACGCCGCCGATGACCACTAGGGTGTCCTGCCCCTGCATGAACAACGCCTGCCGATAGTCGGCCTCGCCTCGATAGATGGTCAGCGCGAGACGCGCCAGGCCCAGGACTGTCTCTTATACACATCTCCGAGCCCA